CCGCCAGAACTGACGCAACCTGCTCTTTTGTCATTACTCCGACGGCATTTCCGGCGGCATTCACGGCCACAAAACTGGAGATGTCTTCCAAAGCTGGGAGAGCCAGTGTAGACTTCTTCAAAAGTTCCGTTTTCGACACCTTATGCGGCACGCCGTTTGTATCGTACACCTGTACCGTTTCACCATCTTCTTCCGTTGTCTGATTCTTCATACTTTCTGTATGTTTCAATAGATTGTCAGTTTCTTCACCTGTAAAGCTTAATACAAAATCTTCTTCTGCTGCCATAATTGTTTTTAATTTATAGTTATTAATGATATTACCAACATTGTATATTATAATTATCTCATTGCATCATTAAGCCCAGCAAGAAACCATGGAAGAAGCGACGCTGCATGATGTCTTACCCTGTTAACTTCATCATCTGAAAATTCGGTATCGTCATCGCTGGAAAAAATTTTCTCAGCCAATTTTAAATCAGCAATACCAACTCCTGTCACATTGAAAATGTTATCTGCAAACATTTCTCTGACATCAATCTCCACGAAATCGGATTTATCTATCTTCGTGTACTTCTTAAATTTCTTAAAATCTATTTTCATGATTAATCGACTAAAATTCCATTTTCAAAAACCAGTTTATACGTTGAAGGTATCGAACCATTCTGTATAGTCCATGATATTGTTCTCGTTGCTCCTTTTTTGTATGTATATGATCCATCGGCTTGCAATGACCATCCGGTACCGAACTCATTAGACAATATCGTATTGGTATAAAGATTTCCGTTTACATGTACTCCTCCGTCAAAATATCCGGCATAAGTATTAGAACTATGTGGCTTGCTAGTACCGTTCCTTGAAGCATAGATGCATGCTCCACCGTCATTGCTTCCAATTACTTTAACCCCAAATTTCCCGTCAGTCGCACCATTGAAATTTATGTCAATCATACCACTGTTATCATCCGTAGGAACACCAATCCGTATACTCCTGCTATCATTGCCGAAAAAATCCCTTCCCTTCCAATTCAAGGAACCGTTGTCTATAGTGAAACCTCCAATCTTAGCACCATCGGCAGATATTGTTCCGGAAAAAGTACCTTTAGCGGCTTTCAGTTCACCCGAAAATGTACCGTCCGCACCATCCAGATGTTTCACTTTTAACGAGTTTACATCTATGCACTCTGTAAGAAGAAGTGGTTTCCCATTTTTAACCGTAAACACGGCTATTCCTTTCCCTTCAGAACTTTTAATTTTAAACTTATCTGAAGAAATAACAATCTCATTTTTTTCGATGTCAATACCCGTAGCACCAAGTTTAATTGAGATATTTTTCTCTGCTACATCTACAACGCTTTCACCATTTGACAACAATATTCTTGCTGCACGTACCTCTATTTCTCCAGAAGCAAGTCTGATATAATTTGTCTTGTCCCTATTACCGATATATGTCTTTCCATAAACATTAAAGTATCCTTCTTTAGTTAGACGATCATATCCGATTGAAACTATATCTTTCCCTGAGAGGGAGTAAGAACTTATCCCCTGATAGAAGGTAAGAGAAGGCGCACCGTCTCCGTATGCAGACAACACGATTGCAGCCTGATAGTCCGGGTCGGCTATGTCTCCAAGTTGTACCATCACGTCACCCACTTTGGGTATATCGCTTCCTTCGTCACAATGATTCACGGATACATCTATCCAGTTATCACCAACATTTTCCACCAGACGCCACCAATAGTGATTGGATACGCCGTCATACGCGCCTTCCTTAATATTAAAGGACTGTGAGCGTACTAAATTCCCTGGCTTAAAACGATTTTCTATGGCTTTCTCACCATCATCTGCAAGGAAGTAACAGCGATAAACAGAACCATAAGTTCCAGGAGATGAGTAACCTCTTTTCCCGTCTGAGAACTTGACTCCTTTACCATCCTTGAAACGAATTCCTTTTTTTTCTATAAACTCGACCTTAGTAATCGTTGCTCTGGCCCCGCTGGCGTTGAACATGAAGGAAGCTCCGGCCAGCTCGGTCTCCATTATTGAAAGTAACTGGAAGATAGCTTTCTTGCGCACGTACAGTTTGTCAATCCATCCGACAGACTCGCCGCCCTTTTCTGAAGAGAATGACATACCAGCACCCATCATACCGGTCACGAAGTCAATTGATTCCAGGAAAGGAGATATGATACCGCCAAGAAGCTTAATGAGATAGTTTGTCTGGTCTTCCTTGTCCTTTCTCAATAATGTTGCAAGTGACCGTTTTGCCGAAAATACGTTACTGTCCGATGGGGCAGTAGAATCATTGGTCTTAATCACATATATGCTACTACCTCCGCCTCCAACATAAGTATGCCCTTTATACGTAATCGACTCCAGTTTCTCTTCCACATCATTAAGGCGAGAGTAGGGCATACTTTCCCCAATAGTATATACCGGAGAATCCCATGGAATGTCAAGGTTAAACTCCCATCCGAGAACACGGCTTTCACGGCCATTCTCAAAAAAGGCTTTATTGACCAGGTTTATCTTTTGCCCGAACTCGAAAAAGCGTTTCAGCTTGTCTTCATTAACCCATTCTGACCGGAGGGTAGTGTAGTATGTACCATCGTCCTTTTTTCGCTGGTCTGCTATCTTCTGTGCCTTCTCTTTCAGTTCCTGCTCCGCGTCCGGAATCATTTGTACAGAAACAAACTTTGGATCAAAACCGGAAAGGATATACTTGTCATCATTTTCAGGATATATGGTATCATCCGGCAATGGACGTCCGTAGTCTTCGCTGCGGACAATTTCCCAAAGCTGGCTTCCGTTGTTGTCCGGGTCAAAAATAACACCGAACTCCAATCCATTCATTTTGCCGGACTGAAAGATAATTGTCAGCTCTTGTCCCGGAAGTATGTAGTCCTTGGAGAAATTCAGGCCAGTATCACGATAGCGATAGTAAGTCACGGTTTCCTGACCTCCGTCTTCATTTGTAACGGTTTCCGTCCTCGTAGATACACTTGACATCGTACTTTCAAGTCGGGGATATACCTCGTCAAATACCACGATGTCTTCAATTGCTTCTTCCTGGCTCATGTCAGGATACACATCTATGTATGGCGTACCAGCGGGAAGCATAAGTCGTCTTTGCACAACTCCGTTTACTACCGTCTGCTCTTCAATGGAACGGTAGTTCTCAGGTATGTTTCTTGTAGATCCGAATGCATAAATGCGGGTGGCATAAGTGCCTTTGCTCTCACTGCGAGTCATGGCAGACGCTTCAACCCCTAACTCGATTTTCACGGCATCACCGAATTCGTTTCGCCCAAAATGAATTACGTTGTCCGTTATCCAGCAATCACAGTTCCACTTATCCTCACCCGCCATTGAGAATAAGGCATCCAGCAGGTTCATATTGTCATACGTCATTGCAACTGCCTTATTCTCTACTGTTGAATCTATTTCAAATACGAATTCTTTTCCCTTATAGGTATATCCCAAAGCTTTCAGGTTACGTAAGAACACACCAAGCTGTACATCAAGGGCTGCGGTGAGAGACCATGACGCTTCATATCCAGCATGTTCAGGAGTGTATTTGAAAATTTTGTTTTTCCACTTCCAGTAGTAAGCATCCAGTTTCAGCTCATAATCATATCCAGCGGTAGAAGCATTGAAAGAAGGTTTCTGCAAGTCAGTTACCTCATATACTTTTGAAAGTAATCCGCCCAGAGAATCATCCAGAACCCCAGAAAGGTCTACATAGTCACCAAGTTTAAAATATATAGGTTCAGGCACGGAAAAGGGGAGAACGATGTAGTCCTCTTTCATCAGTGTAAACTTTCCCTTCGCCCCTTTGTTGATAGGGGTAGAGAACCTTGTTTTTCCGGATATGTCCTTAATTTCAATCATATCCCCAAAGTTCATAAATAACAAATGGAAGCCCTAAAAATCCGGACTTCCATTTGAAACAATAAAGGAAATGTTTGTTATTCGCTTCTGTCCATGGGATTCGGTTCGCAAAACTTACTTGAAACCTTACCGAAACACCTGTCAATACTTAACCCGTAAGAGATGCTTTTCCCCAGGTAAACCAGCTTGAAGACTTCGCTCCCAAGAGCGGGGATTTTGATGTTTACGGCTCCCTTCTCCAGTTCTGACTGAAAGGCTTTCTTCTTTGTCCGATAGTCACCTTCTGAGTCTCCTTCTATGGTGAACTGGAGAGTGATTTCACGCGATGCTACTTTTGCATTGTCGGTTATTATTCGCTTCCCGTGCTCCAGACGGCTCTCATCTTCGATGTAGTCTTTCATCTGGTTGAATCCGTCGATAGCATCGAGAAAACTGTCACCCATGCGGACACCCCATGTGCTCCAGGCATCCTTCCCGTTAATAAATAAATCTCCTGTCATAGTCTTGCTGTATTACGTTTCACTTCGGCAATGTCGGCCTGCATCTGTTTGATAGGTTTGACAATTTCGCCTGTGTTCTCTCTGATTTGCTGTAACTCCAAATAGGAATTGGCCAGGATAGTACGTGTCTCGTCGGCAATGTTGTACAGACCGGTCACTTGTGATGTCAGGGAGCCGATGGAACCTCGCAGTTCGGTAATAGCTACCGTTTGCTGCTGTTCTGCCGTCTCAATACGAAGATTGGACTCATACACGGCTGTAAACCGCCCACTCAGTTCCCCGGCATCCTCGTGCGTCATTTCTGTACCGAATCCGCGGCTGGAGGCCGACTGCTTGGAACTGCTGCCAGCCTTGTCGTATCCGGTAGCTGCGGCAAGTTCATCCCGTAGTTTCAATGCTTCATTCACGTACCCCATATATTCGTTTTGGAGTGAATTACGTTCACTCTCACTCAGGTTTCCGTCCTTCATACTTTCACCGAATCTGTTCCACCAGTCTTCCAGCTTCTGGCTGTACATGTTACCGATTTTATCTGAAAGCATGGCACGCATAAAGTATTCTGATAGGTTATCCGCAAAATCTTCCGCCGATGCATCCATATCCATAAGGGTATCGATGAAACTATCATACATGGAATCAAAACTTATTCCGGTAAGCTGTTCGAAAAGTCCCTCTTTCAGTCCTTCGAGGTTTCCGGCCAGATCTGCATATTCATCTAGTGCATCAACGACAGCATTTCCATAGCCTCCTTTTCCTGAATCGGCCATTTTCTGCCACAAGTCTACATTCTGACGTAATAAGTCCATCTGCTCCGGCGACATCTGCCACAAGGAATCTGTACCTGTGAATTCTGCCATGACATTTTCTCGAATCCATTGTATGTCACTTTCCGACCAGCCCATGTAATAGGCCCAGCTATGATGCTTACTGTGATAGCCAGCATTTGCCTGCGCTTTTGCAAGGACATTCTTGTTGTATTCCTCCTGATACTTGATGGCTTTATTGTACTCTGCTACGGATTTCTCGCTTCCCTTGCTGGACTTCATTTCTTCCGTAAGGGATTCGATGGCAGACTGCAACTTTTCGTTTCTGTCCGTGAGTCTGTTGATGGTATCCTGCACCTCTTTTTCGTTTCCTCCAATACCGAAAAGTTTGCTGAATCCGCCGAAAGTCAAAGTATCCCATATTCCACCTACAGACTTAAAGACACTACTGAATATGTTACCTACGAAACCATCCAGCCCCTGTGTCCCGATAGCATCTAAAAGAGAAAATGCAGCTCCAATTATACCTCCAAGTTTCTCGCTCTCTTCTGCAAATATGTCTACTATATTTCCGGCCAAATCACCGACCTGAGAGAGTGAAATTTCAGAATTTGAACCAAGCTGGGTAATGACGTTCGACAATGTGACAAGGTTGCTTGTCGTTTTATCTGTCGACTTTTGTACATTGACCTGAGCGTTCTGCTGTCTTTTTGGGGCATCATTCAGTTTCTTCGTGGCCGCTTCCTTCTGCTCATCTGTTCCGCTTCTCATGGCTTCGTTGTATTCCTCCTGAGCTTGTGACAGTTCTTCCTGTGCCTTGGCTAATTCGCTTAACTGTTTGGGTAGGTCGGCCAGCAATCCTCCTTTGTCGATAAGGGTTGACTGGATGTTGCTTAAAGCCTCGTCAATGACCTTCTTCTGGTCAACAGCCATATTCTTGTATTCTTCGGAGTTCTTGAAGTCCCTAAGCTGCTGCTTTACCTTGTTCAGGGACTTTTTGGATACCTTGTCCAAGTCACCGAAGATAAGTTCCCAGTTGATTCCCTGTTTCAGCTTCTCAAGATCAAGGGAGGAGAGTGCCTTATCCATTTCTTTCTGGAGTATGTCCTTGTCTCCCTGGGTAGTGGCTTCCGAGATTTTACGGGTGTACTCGGCTATGATTGCATCACGTTTCTGCATGAACGTACCGTAGCTTTTCAGGTAACGTTCGTTGGCCTCGATTGCAGCTTGATTTTCAGTTTCTGTAATTTCGGCCAGACCTTTTTCACGCGACGTCATGGCATTAGACGCACGACTTCCTAATACTTCCCGCTGTTCAGACGTAAGCTTTCCTCCTTGCGCATCTTCCCATTTTTTGCGCTGTTTCCTAATTTCATCGATTTCTCGCTGGTAATCCAGCTCAATCTGTCTGCGCTTCTTTTCAGAACCTTCTTCCATCAGGTTGATTTCTTCCTGCTGATTTGTTCTGCGAAGCTGAAGGAGTTCTTCTGCAACCTGTTGCTGCTCTTTCTTTTGTCGCTCGGCATCTTTCTTCGCATTATTCTCTTGTTTGGCCAGAGTGTCTCCTGTTACACCACCGAGCGATTTATATGATTTTTCTGCTGCTTCCAACTCTTCTACAGCTTTCTTATAAGCAGATTCAGTGCCTTTTTTAGCATCCTCTACGGCCTTTAATTTTGCTTCGTAAACAGCTTTTGCTTCTTTATATGCTTGCTGATACGTCTTTTCCGATGCTTCTCTTTGCGATTCCAGGCCAGATATGGTGCCGTCAATCCCTTTTAACGCTGCTTGCGCATTATTGAACCGTATTTGAACGTCAATAGGAATTGTTGCAAAAGGAAAATTCTTAATTTTTTCTTGCTCTTCCTGCAATATTTGTCTTGCTATATTGTATTCGCGTATAATCTGCTCACGATTACTTCTTGCTTCCATCAGCTTGACTTCAACAGGTTTCGAGTTTTCCTCTGTTTCCTTTTTCAGTCGATTATATTCGCTCAAGGCTGATTTCCACTTGTTAAGATTTGCTTTTGCTGATTCTATTTGTGAAGCGATTAATGGGGCACCTTGTCCCGCATTTTTTAAAGAAGCATTTAATGATTTTATTTTCTCCTCCCATTGTTGAATATTCTTTAGTATGTTTTCATAACTGTTCTTGTCTCGTTCCTTATTCAGTTCTTTATTTGCTTCTGCAAGATTGAGTACAGCCAGTTGTTCACGGGTATAAGCAGAAGAAAGTGCAGGAGAATACCTTTGTAGTTCCTCATAGGCCTTTATCTTTGAAAACTCGGTTTCTGTCTCATCTTGGATAACGCGTATCAGCTCTTCTATTTTTTTCTTGCGTTCCTCTTCCTGATTCGCAAAATTCTTTTGTTCTTCATTGAATTTTTGCTGTGCCTTTTCCGATGCGGTTGTGCTGTCATGAAAGGCCCACATTGTAGCAACAAGCCCGGCAAGAACCGTAGCTGCCAGTACATACGGGTTAGCTTTCATAACCGTATTCAAAGCCTTTTGTGCTATCATTTGAGCTTTGGTAACCAAGATTGCAAGTTCCATTCTGGCCGTTAATGTATCCTGAGCTATTCGCACTACAATAAGAGCGGTTTTATATGTCCCGTATGTAGCAATCAGTCCTATCAAAATCTTACCAACAGTTTCATAGTTCTCAATAAGACCTTTCAATCCTGAAATACCTGCAGAAGCAATTCCCTGAGTATCTTTTCCAATCTCATTCAACATTGTATCCCAAGCATCTCCAAGGTTACTCAACTGACCTGTAAGAGACTTAGACTGTTCTTGCATCAGGTTATAATAGATTCCTGATTCACTAGTCATATTTTTGAAGGCCTGTTCTACTTCTTTAAATCCTACCTTGCCTTCCTTTACTAAACCGGAAACTTCATCTTTTGTCACACCAAGCACTTTTGCCAGTTCCTCGTAGATGGGAATACCACGTCCTGCAAACTGACGAATATCGACAGCATAGGCTCTCCCTTGTGTCCTTAATGTGCCATAGAGATAGGCTATTTCACTAAGCTGGGAGCCAACACCGGCGGCTACATTACCAAGCATGACAAGTTCATCACCCACATTCTCAGCTGACGAGCCGTAAGCAATCATTTGCTTGGCAGATGATGCCACCCCTTGAAGGTCGAAGGGTGTCTTTGCGGCAATATCCACCAGCTCTGACATCAGTTTATCTGCTTTTTCCTTACTTTTCAGCATGGTTGAAAAAGCAATTTCAAGCTGCTGGAATTGTCCTCGTACATTAACAAGTTCTGTAACAAAGTTTTTCAAGGCAGTTACTCCACCTATTATACCAAGTACTTTGGTTAAGGAAACGGACATCTTTTCATTTGCTTCGACCGTTTCGCCGGCTTCTTCCTTAAAAGCTGCATATTCATCCTTCAGTCTCTTTACTGAAAGACGGGCTTCTGCCTGCTGTTGAGTAAGTCCAAACAAAATATCTTTCTGCTCCCTTAACTTATCGGTTTGAGCTTTTATCTGCTCCGACATACCGCTGGTATTACCACCCGACTTTACAGTTTCTCGGTATTTCTCTTTCAATAAAGTAAGCTCATTTTGTAATTGCCTAATGACACCCCTTTGTGAAGTAATATTTGCAGAGAGGTTGTTTACTGTTTGTGAAGCGCTGTAAATTCCATTTTTGAAATCACGCTCCATTGTAGCTCCAACTTTAGCCGCCTCGGTTACCAGCCCCATCATTTGTTGGCGAGCAGATGCCAATTGGGTTTCCAAAGCCCTTGCCGCTGCCGGAGATTTGTTCACGTCCATCTTTTTGAGTTGGGCTTCCAGCTTTTCACATTCTTGTCTTAGCTTTACGACCTGTTCCCAGTCACTTGATACACGGAATACGAGTGTTGCCATAAATAAAAATCTAAATATTAATGCTTAAAATTATGATATAAGCAAATAGTATTCAGACTTTTTGAAATCAAAAACGAAACAACTTGGCAATTGTCGTGTAATTTAACTTCTATTTTTGAATAATTAGACTCCATCTCGGAATAGAACAAAAAAGGCGCACCATTATGATGCGCCCGATTGTCAATTTGTTCTTTAATTTATATCAGAGCCTCACGGCTGGAATATCAAAACTTGACATTTGCCATTCTTTTAAGTATCTCATTGTATTTTGATTGTATGATAGCTCTTTGCTTTTCTGATGCTGTAATTATCTTTCCTTTATACTTTCGCATTACAGATTCATTTATACCTATTTCCTTTGCAAACTTACTTGCATTAATAAAAGGGAACGCTTCAAAAAATCCACTTAAGTCATACACATACTCCACAGAATAGCCAGCTTTATACCAACTTGGAAATTCACCATGTTTTTCTTTGTAATATTCTGCCTGTTCCTCTAAAACAGAAACAAAGTCCTCTTTCGCTTCTTGTTCTGTAAGCCCAAAGCCATACGCACCGTTTACATCTTCAGAATAGATAGAAATTCCTCCATCATCTGCTTTTTCAATAATAGCCTGAATCTTCTTCATAATCGTGTATTTTAAGTTTTGTCAATTAAATGCACCCACCGAAGTGGGTGCTGTTCTTTTACTTCTTTAACCCCGCCTTTTTCATCATGCTGTCAAGAGTACCTTTAGGTATCTCTTTGGCTGGATGTCTGCCTACAGGGATAAAGTAGTCAAAGTCGGGATGAACATACTTGTGATGTTTCTTTCCCTTTTCGATTGTCCAGCCTGCTGACTCAATCAATTTGTAAAACTCTGAAAACTTCATAAATCAAAGAACTTTTAATTGACAATGCAAAGGTAACATTTTCGTTACTATTAAGCAAGCTTTGTAACGTAAAAAAGTAACGTTTCTGTTGCTTTTTAACATTCTAATAGAGCCATATCTATTTCTTGTTTCTTCTTCTGCGTGAAGCCATATCCTTGCCTTTCACCTTCGTGACTTTTGTCCCGGTTACAGTATGAAGCTTGTCACGCTGCATTAATACTAAATTCCTGTATGGTATCTCATAGACCACTTCCCGGTATGACAGATGCAGATTTTCCATGAACGATGCAATCTGTCCCAAGAGAGTATCATTTCCTACAACCTCGGTTTCGCTGCCAGCAGACTTACGTTCCTCGCCAAGCTGACAGCTTTGAGAAAAACCTTTGAGTCAATCATAGAGAGTGTTTCATCCAATGCGTCCACATTCTCTTCGTATGTTCCTTTTGCCAGTTCTTCGCTCAAGTTTTCGTCACCAGCTATCAGCCAGGAAAGAGCCCTGCTGTAGGCCTCACTTTCTCCCAGGGAGAGAAGAACTTCTTTCAAATTGTCTGCTTCTTGTACACCTGACAAATGGGAGATTGCTCCGGCCAGTTTGTTGATAGTAGGAGGGTAGACCGTGTAGGCTTTCCCAGCGACAAACACCGTTCTGAAATCACTTCCGATAATGGATTCAGTTACTATTTTTGCTCCTTGATTCATTCTGATAAAAGATAAAAATTAAGGGGTGAAGCCATAAAGCCCACCCCTGTTATGGAATTCAATCTCTACCTATTGGATAGGCATTAAGCACCTGCTGTTACTTCAGATGAGTCAAACCAGTATTCCGGTGCAACTTCTGCATTTTGTGGTTCCAGTTCCACCGCACTTACAGGAATACCGACAGCCTTGTCTGTTGTGGCTTCACGTGCACCGATGTCAGCACGGGGAATCACACAATACTGGTCATCGTCAGTCAAAGCGACAAGTAACTTCTCAATGTTTACCTTGCCTCTTGCTCGTTTCCAACCCTTATCAGTGTTAATTACATCACCACCCATGAGGTCTTTCTTGGTCGGATAGTCGTACTCACCAATGGTGAAGTTCACGGTTACATCGCCCATTTCCTTATCACTACGATAAGTCTGACCGGTAAGCTGGTTCTTGTAGTTAGTGCGGCTTGCTTCCGCTTCTTCAAGTGTCCATGTATCCTGATGGATATTCTTCACCTCTTTTAAGGTTTCACCTTGTAAAAGAGTATATAAAGCCTGCCCAGTCAAATCTGCTGTGATAGCATTTGTCTCGCCATACCAAAGTTTCTTGATATTCACAGCTGTGATTTTCTTTGATTCTGCCATATTATTTCACATTTAAAACTTCAAACAAAATTCTTACATTCACATAGTGACACTTTAAGGATGTGTCTTCCTCAATTCCGATTGACTCGATGGAATAATGATAGGTTGTTCCGTCATAGCGTCCGGTCACTCCGTCAAACAATTCTTGCGCCTGTTTCTCCAGCTCGTTCAGACGTATTGTGTTAGCTTCACCTTCTTTCAAGTCAGGAACGCAAAGGTTCACTTCTACGAAAGACTTCTTCCAGTACGTCTCCGGTTGCTGCTTCTTAGAGTGAATGACAATCCTTTCGGACTTCATCGGCCCCGTCAGCTTCTTACCGTGTGGAACGATGTCAATTTCAAAAGGCTGGCAATCACGATAGAGTATGTTCGCTATGTCGGTGGTAACTATCATTTTATTTCCTCCTTTAATCGTTTCTCAGCATATATGGCTGCACCAGTCAAGACTTCGTAACCTTTGGATTCAACGAAAGAAGCGTATTCAGCTTCATTCCTCAACTCCAGTCCATCATCCTGAACTGAGTATTTGTTTGACTTACGGAGTGTTCCGGTATGATTCTGATAGCTTCCATTCTTTACAGCGTAATCGACAGCCTCTTTACCAACCTTCTCCTTAACGGCTTTCACCTCGGCATAACCTTGTTTAAAAAAGCTATCCATGTCCGAAAAATCAAACTTTACAGCCATATTTCTGAGTAACCAAAATAGTTAGTATTTTTTACCGTATAAACCTTGCCAGTTCCCCTGGTATTATCGCCATCCATACATCTGACTTCATCGCCAGCCTTCAGGGAGGTTTTCTTTTCACAGACTATGTGATAGTTCGGTCGGTACACCTCGCCGTTCTCCGAAGTAAACTCCTTGGTGGAGTTATCATCACACCGGCACTTACATACGTCCTGCCAGCTTTCTCCACCGGTTCCGGGAATAGGCCGGCCGAACTCGTCTGTTTCCATTGGAGTAGTAACCTTGATTTGTAATATATGTGGCGCGAATATCATAGGAATCTGACTTTAGGTTTATCTGACAGTGTGTCTTCAAGGCCATACTTCTTGCACAAGAATGAGTAGTATTCCTTCAAGCCTTTGGTGTCCCAGGACATAGAGAAACCGTTCTCGCTGATGGAAGTAGCACGAAGTAGAAGAGAGGGGATAAACTTCGCCATAGACACCGAAACAAGTCCGATGTTTGACGGGCCCATCTCATCCTCTCCGCTTACTTCTGAAGACAAACTTATCTCCAAAAGGTCAGCCTCCGACAAGTTGATGCCGAAGGTCTGAAACTTCTGTGATATGTAGTCATTTACTGTCATGCGTTCATGGTTGACAAATCAAAGTTCACAATCAGATTCGGGTTCGTAATCTGAGGAATCCACTCTGCGGTGTATTCCAGATAACGACCGTTCTTGTCCTTGTAACCGGAAATAAGCATATCACCGTCTGCCTGGGTGTAGTTACGTCCCGGTACGCCGTCCACTGCTTCGTATGGAGTGTGGAAACGCATATAACCGACCTTATCCTGCGGAAGCAAGGTGATACGGTCGTCGGCGTAAATCTGCACGTTCTTTCCGGTCTGGTCTTTTACGTAATCTTCCTTGATTTCAATGGCCGGAAGCCCGATGCCAGTGAACACTTGGGAAGCCAGTTGAGATGTAATCAACCCGGTTGAAAGATACATCTCATTTCCTGTAAGCTGCATCTTGAACTTGTCACCAAACTCAGCCGACCCGATGATATTCTTCACGAAAGTTCCTCGTGACATAATCATCTTCTGGAAATTACCGTAGTCCGCTTTCAGTGCATTAATCTGCTGCTGCAAATAGGTGATGAAGTTCGTCTTCGCACCAGTATCAGGCTTGATGAACTTGAACGGCAATTCAATGTTAAGAAGGTCAACGCCTCCGGCATTGTCATCCTTATTCTTGACTGTTGCTTCTCCGGTCATCAGAAGTGAACCTACAATAATATCCATGCGCTTGTGGGCTGCCAAAAGTACCTGACGGTAATCATCATAGATGAAGTTCACGATTTCCTGCATGGCTGCTACCTGGTCGGCAGGTTTAGCTGCATTGAACTTGTCAATCAAGTCCTGAAGTTCGGACAGGCGGTCAATGGAAATCTGGTAAGCATCGCCAAGATAAGCGATTTCACCATATCCTGAGCCGATATTCCGGCGTTCACGGATAGGCTTCTCACCATAACGAGAGTTGATAGAACCGGCCATCACTCCAGTAACCTGACCGATGTAGTCCTTGAATACACGGGTAGTCGTTCTACGGAAATCAAGATACTGCTGCCAGTAGATTGTATCCTTACGAGTCTGAAGGACACGCTGAATAACGGCGTTAACGATGTTGGGGTCGTTAAACAGAGTATGAATAGTTAGCATCATGTTTTACCTCCTTTCTTTATTTGCTTGCAATTACACCTGCTGTTCTCAAAGATGCCAGAAGGGCATTCAATTTTGTATGTGCATCTTCCTGCCCAGTAGCATCATCTACTTTAACACCTTGCTTTACACCTCCGAGAGCAGAAGATGTTGCTGCAGACAAAGTGAATTTGTTGGCTTGGGATGCGATACCATCCAATTTAGCTTTGTCTTCTTTACTCATCAAGCCATCTTGACTGGAAGACGCTTTGGCAACTACAGCCTTTCCACCTTGAGTAACGTCAGGAGCGTTGAACTGGAAATGCGGCATGTTGGCCTTGTCAATGTCAGAGAAAGGCATAACCAATTTGGTAGGCTCAATCTCGAATGCTCGCATCAAAAGAGCAACTAATACAATGCCTTCTTCTACTTGTACTCTTCCGTACAAGGCTGAGTTAGCAATGACTTTCGGAGTTGTGCCGCTTACCGCTGTAGCTTCATAGAGTACAGTACCAGCTTCCAATGTTTCGCCAAAGTCGGCAGACAGCGTCAACTTATCGAAAGCTTTGTCTGATTTGTCAATACTGTTGATGGTAGCTCCATGAGAACCATTACCCAGATGCATACCCACATAAGCCAAAGAGTTTTTCTTGATCTTCAAAGTGGTATTGGAACCGGTGGTAAACTTTTCATAGACTTCTACACGGATGGCCACCTGAGCGGTTTTCTTTACTAAGTCGGCGGCAATGGGAGTGAAGGATGGAAGAAATGAACCAGCGACAAGGTTGGTCGTATCCAGCTTGTAAGGCCCTCTGCGTCTTACTCCGGTAGAAACATCATAGCGTTCCTCGATGGACGGTTCAGGCTCCATGTTGTACTTAAATCCTGCTGACATAAATTACTTGTTTTGTTGTTCGACAATAGATTTTGTGTCCGCCTCAATCATTTTGGCGAACTCACTCGCTTCTTTCTCCTGCTTCTGTTCGGCAGTCTCAGGAGCTTTGGAGAACTGAAACCCGTTGTTAGACATATCCTGCTTCATGTCCTTGAAATAAGTATCCAAGTCCGTGTTCTCAGGAATGTTGCGGTCTTTCAGCATAAATTCGGGAATACCGTACTTCTTCGCCACTGCTGAAATCTGAGAATTGCGCTGCGCCTGCGCTTCATTTTCCTCCATTTTGGCCAGCTTGTCGGCAAACGGCTTGATACCGGCGGCAATGCCATCGGCAATCATCTTTGCGATGTCTGTCTCCTGCGGCTTTGGAGGGTCGTTTGGTTTCGGTGGTTCTGGTTTCGGATTCTCGATTGGTTTCCCGTCTTTCAGTCCATGCTTCTTCTCGTAGTTTGAAACAGCGGAAGTCTGCGCCTGTCCTGCACGGAAATCACCATAGTTTTGCATCACGTCCTGAAATGAGATACCCTCAACGATGGAGGTCACCTTCGTTTCGTCCGTTACACCCTCTGCCTTCTTTGTGGCGATACGGGTGAGTGTGGCAGTGTCCACCCCAGCGAATTTCTGTTGCAGTCCTGCCAAGATTTGTTCAAAGATTGTCATACCGTATGAGTTTGATTAATAATTTCATACGGTAAATTTACTTATAGAGAAAGGGAAGGGGAAATTTAAAGGCTAACGATACGAAACAATTAGGGAAATGTTCGTTTTTAGGTAAAAAGAAAGCGTGACTACCTAAATAATCACGCTAGATCATCATCCAATTATACTTTTAAAATTTCAATATAGCTGCTTCTATTTCTTTTTTGTCAGAATCTTTTACGTTCCTTAAAGCATTCAGAAAAGGTAATATTAAAGAGTCATCAACGATGAACCAGACTGGGTTTTTAAATAATTTAGGGTATCCAGGATCATCTCCATAACCATTCCATCTCATTGCCATTCTTCTTTCCCCATTTTCCCAAATACCTATCGCTATAGAAAAATCATCATTTTCAAATACAACATTCTCAACCTTAAAATTACTTGGATTTACATCTTTTGCTTTCATTGTACTATCCTCCATTATATTTAATTAATAATCATAACAAATTTATAGCTGCCAGTTCCTCTGTCAGCGCGTTAATACCTTTCTGAATCTTCTCCAACTGCTGTTTACGGGGTTTGTGTACTCCAGCCGCATAATGCCATAACTGGCGCTCATTGATTCCGGTGATCCGGCTCAAAGCGGCCTTTGTGAAAATACTGCTGTAATAGTTGATGAAGGTGGCAGCATCTATCTTGAACTTCAATGTGAACTCTCCCTGCAAAATTTCCACTGGAGCGATGTTCATCTCCTTGCATGACTCCAGGTAAAGTTCAACAGCTTCCTTCATGTTCTTCTCGATTTCCTTCACGTCGTTACCGACAGTAATCACCGGAGCACCTTCAATATAGGCACTAAGATTATTTCCAGCATGTTCTACAATCACTTCTACGGTTTTCATACTGACCTCCTTTTTATCGTTAAACAAAAGAGGCGGGGGCTATTTTAGCCCCGCTTGCCTCAGAATGTTGTAATAAGTGCCTTTCTCAACGCCTTTCTTGCCGTGGTCGGGTACAATCACTACATGGCTACCATCAGTGTAAACCATGTGACTGCCTTTCTGCCTCACGAACCAAAAGCCATTTTCAGTAAGCAGCGTTACAACGTCTTTAACTGATTTGTAGCTCATAGCGTTTAAGACTTAATTACGATGCAAATATAGTAAAATAACGAATAATTACAAAGAAGTATTCATGTTTTTACTATGATAAAGGAAATAGCGATACCTCGAAAGATACCGCTACTCAAATAGTCAATATTTTAGATTTATATCATTCTGTTTTGTATTATCCCCGTAAATATTCTGACTGGGTTGTTCTATTCTTCAGATTTACTGCTGGAACTTTTAAGAGAGGAAAGCTGTTTCTGCTTCTCGATGTCGTTCTTCTGTTTCTCAGATTGCTCTTCCTTGATGGCTTCAATCTCATCCAGAACTGCATCCACGTTCCCCACAAAGGTAATGGCCCGCTGTTGAGACCAGATTTCACCGTCCTTGGCCTTGATAGCTGTGTCTATCTTGTCTTTGATGTCCTCCAGCTTATACGGCTGCATCTGCACATCCACATCGATGGTTTCGGAGGCTTCTTCAAGGGTGGAATTCACGGAACCCAACGCGGAGACAAGGAAATTTACACGTCGTTGCATGAACTCGCCGACGATCTCGTTCAGATTTTCTACGTTAAGGTGGGTGGACATAAACACATAATCGAAAGTCACACCGGAAACGGCGTTTCCTGTACCTTTCAGGGAGTCAAAAGAGATTCTGGGTGTATTGGTCAGTCCATATATCTGGCTCAGCAAGGTTTCTACCTCGAACTTGACAGTATCAGGTACCTGTGACCAGGTAAGATACTGGGCATTTGCTCCCTGGCCGGTCAACTCGACAACACGGTTCTTGAACTCACCTGAGAAATTCTCCACGTTACCAAAAAGCATGAGGATAGGGAAGAAGTGGTAGTCGATACAGTCTGCATAGTTTGAGAGAAGCTTCTCCAGTCTTACACGGAGGCTCTTTATCTTTTCACAGTACGCTTCCGGACGGTACATATAAATCACCGGCATCTTCTTGAATCCATGTGCAAATGAGCCTTTGTCAGTCCAGTTGCTTGTCAGTTCCCACTGATAAACCATGTCCTTGGTAATGGTCATGAAGCAGGTAATCTCCACGTCATTCAGATCTTTCTTCTTGTATTCACGGGACAGGGCCACCAAATCCCCCTGGTCATTGAAGAAAGGGTAGAGCTTGTCGCCACGGAACGGAGACCAGATGGCACTCTTCAGACGGTATTCAGGTTTTGATTTGCCGAAGATTCCTGAAATCTTTCGTTTGAGCTTTGCCCAGAAGCCGTCATCCTTCACCACATACCAGTATTCGGCCACTTCCTGCTCGGCCAGCCATGCCCGGACTACTTTCTTGTTCTGGTATTTCAACTTGTTTTTCTTGAACACCTGCTTCAATGTGGAAAGAAGGCTTTCTTCCGACTGGTCCGGCTGGCAATCAAGGACCGGTTCTGTTCCCACGGTGAAGGCAGTCTGAATGTTCACGATGTCCTGCTCGATAGGAAGAGCAATCCTGTTCGGGTCAACTTCTTTCCTTGCCGCCGGCTCAACATATTCTTTCCCGGTTGTAGGGTCTGTAATCCGTTTCTCAGGCTGGGTCGTAATTTTGATTTTCGGGTATTTCTCTTCATCTATCACTATCTCGTGCTTGTTCGGATTCCAGTCGTTGTAAAGAGCGTGAGCGTTTGGTTGCTCGGTCTTTCGTCCTTTCTTCAGATAGTAGATTTTTCTCTCTACTTCCGGCATAGCTAAAATTTCTTCTATAGTCATATCTCAAAGTTTAATGTCCAAATATTCCTGAAACGTCTTTGGGTTTCATAATTCTACCGAGAAGTTCTCCCAGCACATAGTAGCGTGCAGCATCTATGCCATGATTATCATGGTCTTCAGGTTTGTTGATGTAGTTTCCATCCTTATCTTTTGCCCAGACATAATTTCTGAACTCCCTTTGCAGGTTATAAGAACGCTTGGTAATGAATATTTCCATTCCCTGCATCTTGTCAATACCGGCATTGACAGAACCTTGCCCTTTCTCTACCGCGTATATTTTAATCCCTCCGTTATGAATCTCCTGGATGAGTCGCGGGTCCGCACTGTCGGCAATCACTCTCAAATTCCACGGGCGTAGCGTCTTTATAATATCCCCAGAAAGTAATCCAGTTCTATAATCCACTTCATCCAGATAAAGCGCATTGTCAATGATTCCACACCGGATAGAAGCCGATGGGTCATTGGTATAACCAAAGTCCTGTCCAATAGCCACTTTCTTGCACCACATGGGGAACTCGTCCACAATACCCCATTTCTTGAACACGGCACCTTCGGCCACGTCCGCCCATCGACCGATAACCACATGAGCGTACTTCTCCGGATTCTTCTCTTTCATTTCCTTGACTTCTCTCAGGAACTCAGGAGAAAGGTTCTCTATATTGTCGAAGTAAGTCGTATGGATATGAAGTACATTCGGATGGGTGGAAATCTGTACCTGGACGCCGTCAATCTCCACCAGCCGGTGAGTATTCTCGATGTATTTCTTGTAGATGAAGTGATTGGAGTCACAGGGATTCATGATGATGATAATCCGGTTCTGGATTCCCTTTTTACGGATGGAGAGCATAATCTTGTCAAACTCGTCCTCACTGGTCCATTCCTCTGCTTCATCACAGACAAAGGTGGTGATACCCTGAATTGATTTCAACTTGGCCGTCTGGTTCCCTGAAGAGGTTTTGATACCACGGAACATGATACGGCTGCCGGTCATCCGGTTTACTATATCGGTTTTGGTGGTCTTGAAATACTTCGTGGTTCCATCCAAATCTATCTTTTCCATCATTTCAGGAATAATAGACATCCCGGCAGATACCATCGTGTAACGGGTATAAAGAATCTGGTGGACTATCTTCTCTGTGGGAGTCATCTCGAACGTCAGCCGCTCTATGAAGGTAGAAGCGTTGAAAGACTTTCCCGATCCACGGCCACCGGTAATGAGAATGATAAACTTCTCGCTATCGGTATATAACGGATGATATATCGCTTGGGGTACAATCATTTCAGCTTGTCTTTAATCCATGAGTCGATAGAAATTCCGTGGTCAATATCCTTTGGAATGTCTGCGTCTTCGTCTTCTCGGTCTCCAAAACCTTCTTTTCTTCCTAATGTGGAAAGTAAATAGCGAATCATATACCCATCTGGACGTTCACGCCATCCGATAAAGTTCCCATTTTCATCTTTCTCAGGGATACCAAGCGCAAGTACACGTGCAGATACAAGGCATTCATCTACCAGAGAACCTCTTTCGTCGGTGATAGCATCTTTGAACTGGCTGTCTGCTCTGGCCCAATCATACACGGTTTTTCGGGTTACATTGAATACAGCAGCAACCTTAGAGAGATTTCCACCTGTTTTATGAAGGACCTCTCTGAATTTCGATATGTCTGGCTTCTTTCCCATGCGCGCGTATCTGTTTATTTTGATTACTCAATCAATTTCAAAACCTCTTCTCCTTTGGCAAATTTTTCATCCGTACTGATACCCAACAAATCACAAAAATCTGATTTTGTCTCAAAAGAAGAAAATGAAAGTATTATATAAGCATCTTCATCCTGCCTGTGCTGAAATGCAGATTCTTTTACTTGTTGCTTTACCGCTTTCATGTGTTCTTTCTTCTCTTCATATGGCAGTGCAGCATCTTCAGGAATAGGATTTTTTATACCATCGAAGTCTGTTGGCAATAACAAGTCATCTAATGACTCTGATAAGGAATTGGCATCAACTTCACTTATCGCAAGTATATCATTCAACTCATCAGGACTCAACCCGACTTCGGAATAGTCTATATCAGGCAAATAACTCGCGAGCAAATCTAAATCAGGCTTGGTGTTTCCTACTGCCATATAAGTAAGCTGTTCCTTTTCTTTTTTTTCGTCAAGGTTCACAACCTCCACTTTTACCTTATAGTCTGTATCAGAAGTACCATCGTATTTGTAATACATATCCATAGCCTTGATACGCCTGTGCCCATCTATTAGGTTTCCGCTTAATTCATTCCATACAATACCACCAAGAAAACCGACTTTTTGCAGGTTTTTCTTTTGCAGTCTAATACGTTCATCCGAATGCCTCTTAGGGTTTATCGGATTCAGATTTATCTGCGAACGTTTTATTATTCTTGTCTCACTTTGTTTCAGTTCCTTCATAATCATGCTCAAACAACAATCGTTCTACCATAGGGTATTCCTCTATAACCTTTTTCAAGTCTGCCGGGAAATTACTTCTGAGCCACAAAAGATAGTTCATATCGCTTATATTCGTTCCTGCCGACTGGCTGTTACCGTATTTCTCCGGCTTAATAAGACTTTTCTTTTCGATATAGTTCAGAATATCAAAATTCTTGTAAGCTGATAGGGGATAACATTTCTTTTGCGCTTCATTGATAGCTTCATCTTTGTACGTCCTTAGCATCAACCGCCTGTTCATTGAGTCGGATTGTTTGAACCCGAAAAATGCCCAGTCTATATGATATTTTTCTCTGACTATCTCTGTAAGCTGCGCCATACTGTACTGCCTCTGCTTTTCGTTCTTTATACAACCCATATAACCACTCTTACGATATGAATATACCGCAAAGTGAGGCACTTGTATGAACTTCACATTATCATATTTCTTGCAGGTGTAGTTGATGTACCTGCTTATATGCTGCAAATCCTTGACAACATACATATAGACGCATACTATCTCTTTGAAATAGGGGTGCATAAGATCTAAAAGGGCTATACTGTCCTTACCCGATGCTGAGTGAAACAATATAACCCTATCTGTCAGCTCTGAGACTTGTTTAATTATGCTTATAGCCTTCTTCATGATTAAACAACTCTACCGCCAACTGCTCTGTTGATTCTCGCTCTCTGAGCAGCGTTTGTGCCCATTGATTGAAAACGTCCAGCTTCATAATCAGCTCTTGTTCGGTACGTTCTACCGTCTGAAGCTGTTGCATAAACTTCTGCCATAATCACTTTTTTTAAGTTACACAATCTTTTACCTATATGCAGACAAAGCCGCATAAAGCGGCTTGACCTTTTTTATTTCAATCCATCATGATTGATTATTTCACAAATATGCAAGTAGTAGAATAACGGCGTTTCTTCGGGTGGATTCTTCTTGAACTCTTCTAACTGCTCATCAAACTCATGAAAGCCAAATTCTTCTTGCATGAACTTTATACCTTCTTCAGTAACCTCGCCAATACCGATTTCATCTATCGCCACATCAAGAAACCATGGGGCACCTGTGCTATAAAAATGAATTGCTTCTATATCAGTACGCAGAATAGGCTGGCACTCATTTTCACGTCCTTCTTTTCTCAATCTCTCGTTTTCTTCAAGTTGCTTGAAATTTGTAAACATCTTTTCGTATTTAGAACTTAGCTTACGAGCTTCTATAACTTTCTTGCCATTGAGAATATCCAAAGCATTAGCCTTCGTCATTATCAGCGAGTAGGCTTCTACTTCTTGGCCATTATATTTGATTGTTTTCATTTGATTATTAATATTTTACTATTCAAAAATAGTATATACTTACCTCAAAACAGAATAAATTGCTAGTACATACGAAACAATATGCCAATTGTTTCATTTTATACACACGCCAACTTAATGACGTGTGTATGAACGGTTTTTAAGCTGCCGATTTACTGTTTACTAAATCAAGTATAAACTTTCTACCAAGTTGCGTCCAACACAAGTATTGCTTTGCAACCTGCATACCAGTGGTATCACTTGTATAGGTGTGTGTCCTGTACTTGTCATAACCTAATCCCCTGTATTTGGCATAAAGCATGTAAACCCCATTCTGGTTGTACAATACGCCTAAATCTTTTAATATCTTGTACAGCTTTTTGGCACTCATGCCAAGTTCGTTGGCTATGATATTTGTTGTTATCAATCCTTCGCTTTGAAGGACATTGTCGAAGTAGGCAGCTTTTGGCGCCATCAGTCTGTTCTGTTCTTCTACCAGATTCTTTTCGGTTTCAAGTACAGATATTCGTTCTTTCTGCCTTTCGATGGTTGAGTTTGCTAACAGGATGGCTTTTGCCATGATTTCTTCTGGCGTATCATCCGATTTTACTGCCATATAACCGCCTTTAGTTCGGATTTCTTTCAGTATGGCTTTTACGCCTTTCTTGAACTGTTTGGCTATTGGCTTGCGGCTTTGCATCAGGACTTCATATAAACCGCTCTCTGTCAGCATCCAGACTTGACGGTTCTGACCTGACCGGAATAATGTTCCGACCAGCCTTTCATCTTCGTCTACTGTATTTACGAGTTTATTAAGGCTGCTTACATCGTATTCAATCCACTCTGCTACATCTTTAGCAAGAAACAACGGATTCTCTGCATTGCCGTAAACGGTAAGTTCTTTACCTAATAAAGTTGTTCTCTGTAAAACCTGTATCTCATTCATATTTTTTGAATTTAAGTTACCAATCTGACTCTTTACACACTCTGTCAATTCTTTATTGTTTGCGAAATACATCAAAGCTATCCCGATTTCTAGATACTGGCCGAAATACATGATTTCTCTTAGTTTCAATCCGTTTTCGGCTGCATACGTTTTTATTTGCAACATGTTCTTTGATTTCCATTCGCTTATGCTTATCCCGACATCAGAATTAAGCCCCTTGCAAGAAATATATATCCTGCCATTGTAGGTACAATAAGAAATTTGCTTATCTTTGTACCGTATGAATTGGGATTCATTTATGGTTTCTTTGTTCATACGCTGTAAAACCTGAATTAAACATATCCTCATTGATGGCCGGTCAATTCATCAATGAGGATTTTATTTTGACCGTAGTAGCAAGCTGGGATTTGAACCCATGCACACCTGAATGTCTTGCCTTGACCTGTCACGCCTGACATATAAAAAGGCAAATCTTAAAAGAGGTCTAAAGTGGCAGTTTACCCCTTGAAAGAAATGCCTTGAATATCTTTGCAGCGCAACTGCCACGAAGCGCATTTCATTCTATGGCAAAATTACCAACCGCCAAATGTTTATCCTAAAAATTGCCGTAATCAGAACAAACATTTGGCTGATTGTTTCAAAATAATCGTGTGAGGGATTTACATTGCAGTTTTCATCATGTTTGGATTAAAGCCTTGCATAAGATTACCTTCGCAGTCAAAAAAGGTGTCTTCTCGTAGCAGACTACCAATAAGTTCATTTGCAAGCCTAAATATCGGGTAAACTTCATCATTAGAGTCTATCATGCCATCTTTACAACATTTCTTTTCACTCAGAGAACGCAACAGCCAAAGTGTTTTCATGTAATACTGGTATTTTTCGGGGTTGTTGAACATTCGTTTTAATAACATAATGTTTGATTCAGTTATTACTGTTTCTTGTTTGTTAGTAAATGTTATCTTGTGCAATTCAGGATTAAAGTCTATAATTCTCATAAGTCATATTCTTTTAAATGTTAATACTAAGCTATCTTTATAAGGTTGCATTTTTTGAAACAACGCCATTCTTCTTTTTCACAATCGAAATACACCTGGCAGTTATCTGCTGTTTTCTTTGTACCCTTTGTCTCTGGTATTCTGCCACTCATTAAAGTACCGAAAGCCTGACGCAGTGTGCCGTCTGTTTTCTTGAAATAGAACTCAACCACCTTCTTATGAAGCAATGCACGAAGTTTGATATTAGTCCAAGCGCATTTCAATGCTTCACTCATTGAATAACCGTTCTTGCGTACAAATGACCAAGCAAGGTTCATAATCTCTTTTAATAGGTTTCTCTTTTCTGTTGCCATAGTTCTTATATTTATTAGTTCTTTAAATGCTGTTTAAATTTTATGCTGCAAATATAATTGATATTTAAATTATAGAACAAGCTTTCATAGTTAATAAAATCTAAATATAAAATTGATATTTAAATTATTTGCTTATTATTTAAATAGTAGATATTTTTGTGCTATAAAACTAAATTTAAATGAGAATTAAAGAATTGTTGCGAGAAAAAGGAATTACCGCAAAAGAACTGGCTTCTAAAATCGGTATGACTGAAACTGGGTTAAGTATCGCTATGGGAGATAATGGAAACCCACCATTAAAGAGATTAGAACAGATTGCCACCGCTTTAGGTGTGCCAGTAACAGAACTCTTTGATAAACCCAAAGAGGGAGTTATACACTGTCCTCACTGCGGTAAGGAGATAAAATTGAATCCGAATGTTTAATTTTAAATTTAGAATTATGAGAAAAATACTATTTATTTTATTGCCCACGTTTTTACTTGTGGGCTGTAAATCTCGCGAAGAAAAGGTAGCAGAACTTATAAAACAAGAAATGTTCAAAACCCTTTATGATTTTGAGAGTTATGAACCTGTTGAAACTAAAATAGATAGTGCATTTACATCTATATATACAGATTCAGTAATCAAATCTTATGCTTATATAGCACGCTCATTTCTCGATGACGTACAAGAAGGACTTGATAAAGTAAAAGATGCGCAAAGAACAGCAGAAATATGGAGAGATAGCTATTCATCTTATGGGAGGGGCAAGTATGAAGAAGCATACAATGAAATGAGAGAACATTTAGATGAAGTTAAATCAAAAATGAGTATTGTAAATGGTTATACAGATTCAATAAGAAATGCTTCTGTTGGCTTTAAACCTGAATTTTGCGGATGGAGGGTTAAACATAGATTTAGATGTAAAACCAAAGGTGGTAATTTTGATTTAGGCGATTATATTTATATTGTTGATAAAAGAGTAACTAAAATTATATATAAAGAAGACCCTGATGATGAATATACTAAAAAAGTAAATGGGTTAATTGAAGAAGCTGTTAGTTCAAAAAATGAACAGGAAGAAACTGATAGTGTTAGTGGTGCAACATCAAATATTTAAACACGATTATTCCAGCCCCGTTCCTTATGGTTCGGGGCTTTATCCTCTAAGAATCAAAATAGAGAAAGGAAAATAACCATGACAACAAACGAAATAGACAAATTAAGCCTTGAAAAAGCCCATGCCTTATTTGAAACAGGTGATATAGATAAAATTGGAGTAGGAACGGTGAAAGGATTGTGCGAGATTCACCGCTACTTGTTCGATGGCTTGTATGACTTTGCCGGAAAGGTACGTACATTGAACATCGCCAAAGGAAACTTCCGTTTTGCCAACTGCTTGTATCTTGATGCAATTCTCCCGGTTATAGAGAAGATGCCGGAAACGACATTTGATGAAATCATTGCCAAATATGTGGAAATGAATATCGCCCATCCATTTATGGAAGGCAACGGGCGAGCCACCCGTATTTGGCTGGATATGATATTGAAAAAACGTCTGAAAAAAGTAATAGACTGGCGCAATGTGGATAAAAACCTGTATCTACAAGCTATGGAACGCAGCCCTATAAATGATTTGGAACTCCGGGTATTGTTGCAACAGGCATTAACAGACCAAGTAGATGACCGTGAAGTAATATTCAAGGGGATTACTCAATCTTACTATTATGAGGGATATGAAGCATAAAACTAAAGCCGGAAGCATAACGCTCCGGCTTTCATATCATAACTAAGAAAGACCTTTGTAAAATTACTAAAACTATTACTGTATGGATACTTTTTTCAAGCCTTGGATCGGAAGTGAGTACCAACAAAAGAACTATAAGATTCTTGTTATTGGTGACAGCCATTATTGTGGTGGATGTGATAGATGTGGTGTCTATGGAAATTGCTCTTTTGAGGAAATGGAAGATTGCAGCAATTTTACACAAAGGATAGTGAAATCATATATTGATTTTAGAAAAGACATCGGCGAGAAGCAAGGGTGGATGACTAAAACATTTTACCCCTTTGACAAAATTTTCTATGGGAAAGAAAATGTAACAATGGAAGAAAGCCTAAAATTATGGAATAGCATATCTTTCTATAATTTTCTTCAAACTGCATACATAGAGGAGGCATCAAATGTGTTATATTCTAATGATGATTATGCTCTTTCCACTCCTCTTTTCTATAATGTAATTAAAGAACTGAAGCCCAATTTACTGATTGTATGGGGGAATAGAGCTTATAATCATTTGCCTAACACAAATTGGGAGGATGGTACAGATTATTATAATGGCAAGTATCTTATAGACAATGAGAATGAGATAAAATGCATAAGAATTTACCATCCTAGCAGAGCTAATGTATCATATTGGCATTCTGTACTAACTGATTTTATAGGGATGGAACCAAATAAGCTATTATAACATAGCTATTTTGAGTGTTACAGTTTGATGATTACCATTCTGTATATTATTGACGAAAAGCCGGAAACATAGCGTCCCGGCTTTTCTATTATCTTACAATTTTTAATCGAAACATTTTTTTATCCTTTTCACAGAAATCTTGAATTATATCAATAGGAAGTTTAAAAGCTTTAGACAAATCATTCATTGTATATCCAAGTTCTGTTTTAAATAAAGAATAGGCCTCATAGAAAACAGATGGCTCATCTATATCTACATTTATAGGTTCATGCTTAGTATAACCTCTTCTGCTAAGTTCTATATAGAAATACTTATATTTATTTTCATCTATACATGCTAATTCTTTGGCCCTTCTAATAATTGAAGCCATTGATGTAAGCCAATATTCTTTCAATGGAGCCAAATAGTTCAAACGTAAATTTCTAAGAGACGGCTTGATAGACTCGGAAGGCATTAAAAATTCTGCAGCAAATCTAAAAGCCTCATTCTCTTTGTCTCTATAATCTGGAATTGGATAGTTAGGAGACAAATGCATGATAATATGTCCTAATTCATGTGCTATTGTCAATCTTTTATGGTCATTGCTAAAATTCTTATTTAATACTAATACAAATGCTCCTTTATCAGTTGTGAATGACACTCCATCAAAAATATCTTCGTCATAGTCTTTTTCTACTATAATAACGCCATATTTTTCCAATAAAGTACAGATGTTCTTTACCGGTTCTGAATCCGGAATTCCCATATATCTGCGTGTAAATTTCGCTGCAGACTCAGGAGTATAACCTTCTTCAAGGTCAATAAATCTTAGATTCATTTCAGGAAATTCAATAGAATCAGACATTTCATCTACTAAATATCCAATAATTTTATTTGAGTAATCGATGTGACAACGATCCTTTTTACTGATTCCGCTTTTTCTTCTATAGTGGGCATTATCGACATTATTACCTATCTTTACATTGTAAAATTCTTCAGGAAAGCCCAAAAAGTCAATAATCCGTTTCACAACATCAGCAGATAATATTCCCAATCCTTTTTCAAATTTAGACAAATTGGATTGCGATAAGCCCGGAATTTTTGATGCTAATTCTGTTTGTGAATAGCCACGATATTCCCTGACAAATGTTAGCTGCTTATAATTGAAATTCATAATCGTATGTTTAATTTCCAATTTAAGACTATGGTCTTAAATATTATTACTATAAAAACATCCAGTGGCAGACGGGTTAATAATTTATGTTATTTATTCTCGGCTGTTTTGGCTTTATTAGCACCTTTCAGTGATACAGATGCTGCAGGAACAGACGGTTTCAAAACAACTGTCGGTCTCAAACCTTCTGTAGCAGGTTTGTTTATAGCCCATTTAACCTTGTTTTCATCTATATAAACCAGCTTTGGGTCAACTAATTCACCAAATTGATTCTTTTTGTAACCAAAAAACAAAATAGGAGCTGTTGGGTCCTCGTCGTCCTGAAACAATCTCCCTTGCAATTGGTTCTCTATCGAATCAGTCATTTTTGTACGTATGTTCATCGGCATATCATTCTTATCCAATTTCTTGAACAGAATTATATATCCCTTCACATAAAGCATGAATCTACCATACTTTCCAGTTTTCCAATCTCTACTAAAATACTTCTGTATTGATTGTACTATTTTGACATTCAACAAGTGTGCTTCAAATCCTCTCATACGAGCTTCTGGAGGAGTTAGCACTATCTCTTTATTATACTGTTTTACTGCATCTTCGTATGCTTCAAACAGTTTTGTAAGAATTGAGCCTAGTTCAATTTTACATTCTTTTGCGCTAATTATACGCTTTCTCTTATTTTTTTCATTACTTTTGTCATCCATATTATAATTATTTATGTCCGCCACTGGACTTGAAGAAATCTCTGTTGCAGCAGAGATTTTTTCTCCAGCAAAGATATATAATTTTTCTTGAAAGTTGTATATAATTATCTCGAAAAATTGTATTTTACATCTTGGCGGTAGTAATATCATTCCACTTCTACTTGATTAGTCCTTTGACCTTCAATCTTTCTAAAATCTGATTGTAAAGATACTCTATATCCTGTCGGAAATCCTTATACTGCTGATAGATAAAAGAAACATCGGCGATATTGTTCGATATTACACACGGGGAAACATCCGGGAACACACCGGAAATCTCTGCCCGGATGCCGTTCGGCAGCCGTCCGCCGGCAAGCACACTGGGGGCGAAGAGGAACAACACAATGAAGAGGAACTTCTTTCGCTGGGTAACACTTTCCGGATTGGGCGGACAGTCCATCCCGGCCAACAGGTCCTTGAACCAGTCATAAATCTCCGGAATAAGAGAAAAATCGGTCAGGATGGGGGAGGATAGTTCCTGCTCACGTTCCGATAATCTTGATTTTTGCTCACGTATTGATTTCAACTCCACGATTGATGAAAATTCTTTTGTCATAGCTCGATAGTTTTAGAATGAATTAGTATATTTGCATCATAATCGTGTGGGGGAGTTGGCTTCTAATCGTGTGGGGGAGTTGGCTTCTAATCGTGTGGGCTGGCTCCCTTTTTTATTTTATGCCAAGTGATATGCGTTCAGGATGGCGAAAGTGTAGATGATGACCGTAACCAGACTGTCCAGGAACACCGCCCATGCTCCCAGCTTTTGAATCTGACTGAAACTCATGACCAGGACAACAAGGAAACATATCCATTGGCTTGAAAACAATCCTATCCCCAGCAATAAAAGTCCGATAGTATCCATGAATAATGCAACATGAAGCCACGGATGCGCCATCAGATACCATCTTTTTGCTGTCTTATCCAGCTTCTGAAAGACTTTTGCATGTCGGTATAAGGATTTACATCTGAACAGCTTTGCAAGCTCGTACAAGGCTTGTATGATGATTAAGGCGTAGAATACATGTTTCATGGTCAGTAGCTTTTATCTCCGTGCTTGTACGGACGAAGTTCATTGTATTTCATTTTCTGCTTGATGTGCCAGAAGATGTCGATATTTCTATCCCGGCAGAAAGCGAATATCTCATTCAGGAGGATAAATGGTTCATCCCTGTAGAAGTTGTCGGTGACATAGGAGCAGATCCTAAACATGGACTCCGTGAAGCTCATATCGGAATAGTCTTCCGTATCGCTTCCTTCGTAGTCGAAGCTATCCAAATCATATCCTCTCAATCCGGCCAAATCCAACAGACGAATACAGGCGTCGGAAAGTTCATCCTCCACGCTGTCTTTGATTCCATACTTGAAAGCGTACATGAATTCCCCATCATCACGTTTCCTTTGTTTCATGTAATATTCAAAATTAGCCCGGTTAACGTGCATTCCTTTCCGGTCTGCCTCCACCGCTTCCATAAGTTCGGATATGACCAGACAAAGGAAATGTTCGTCACTCAGGTTCTCGTCATGCCATCCGTGGGCTACTGCGCACTGGTAGGCTTTATCTCTCAATTTGTTTAAGTTCATAATTTTCTATATTTATGACATTTTGACATCGTTTCTATGGCACACATATTGTATGCCCATAATAAAATTTGATTATATCTATATGAATGAATTTGATTCTTATAAGAATGATTTTGGTTTTGAAATAGGCTCTGGGTTCTCAGGAAACTCTGATTACATGAAGGTTCTGGATGAGAAGAAAAGACGTGCTCTCATGGAAGAGCAATACAACTTTCTTCAAATTCAGAAGTCAGAAATCCTCGCTCAACAGAAATATCGTGAGTTGCATCAGAAGGAAATCCTTGCCCAACAAAAATATCGTGAAGAGCAACGTAAAGGAGCCAACCTCGAAAAATGGCTTCTTATAGTCAATACTGCTATTGCCATTGCAGCATTATTGGTATCTCTATTAAAATAAAATACCCGGTCACCGCCACAAAGCAATTACCGGGTATTCACAAAGCACTGACAAGGGTTGTCAGTAAGATTTTAGATAAGGCTCGCTCACGGCTGTTTGATGGATATTGCTTTCATTTCTTATCCTCTAATAATTCTGGGTTATCGAATAAGTTTCCAATTACCTCACACTTACTATTGAGCAACATAGGGGTAGTCTTGGTCGAACTTCCTTTGTGATAACCTACGATGAATGCTCCACACTCAAACTTTACAACCATAGGCTGTTTATTCCCATGGTATCCTTGCTGAAGAACTATATCACCCTCATAAATATCTGTTCCATTTTTATCATACAATCCGGTGAACTGGCCTATTGTTCCCTGTTTCGTGAATATCGGTCTATCACTGCAATAGCTTAGATGATGTCCGTCTAAGTCTACTTCATCAAATCCGACTATATGACTTTCGTTCCCAACCTTTACAAGTGAGCCGTAAACCCACTCATTTGTGACTTCTGATTTTCCTCTGAATATTATCTCTCTGCTCATAATTATTTCTCCTTCTTTCAACTAATAATTCCAACCGTTTCTCACACTCAGCACACTCGATTTTCTTGCGCTCAAACTTCTCCCGGAACTTAACCAGTTCCTCGTCCGTGTACTCGTCAAAGAACAGATTGTTCTGGCGGTTGTACTCTATGTATTCATTCATCCTGCGTTCTGCTTTTGTTATCTGGGCTTTTGCAGAAATCAGTTTAGATAGGCAAGAACTCACTTCAAGCGACTCTCCTGAACGCTTGTCGTAGTAGTAAAAAGAAGTGTACACATCATTCCTCGGATACTGGCATTGCAGTCTGGCCACCCTCCATCTGATTACCCACATCCTTCTTTCGTACACTTCACGAGGAAGGTCGTAGGTGTATAGGGTGACAGATTGATGACCGTGACCGTAGCAGATGCTGATTTGCACCCAATTCTCGATTTTCAGTTCCTTTTCTGCTTTGGCATAATCCTTAGCCATCTGGAACCAGTCATCCATACTTTCCTGCTTTCCCATATCATTCAAATTTCAATTCAAGCTGTTGCCAACCTGGTTCTCTGTATCTGCGATTCGACTGCATAAAGGCTTTCCGTAAGGCTTCAGCAATCTTATCACGCATTTCTTTAGATACATGTTTCTTATCGGCGTCACTATTCATTTGGAGTATCTTGTTAAGGCTTCCGTTTATTGGTTTTTCGTCAAGGAACAGGCTATACTCTGTAAATATTCGGTTGCAATCCTTTGCAGCTTTCTCTTCTTCCGCATCCTGGTATCGCTCAATTACTGTTTCCTGGGCTGCTCTCAAAATCCTTTGTCCGCGTTCGCTCCTGCAACCATGCCATTCATTCTCGAACATGACAGATATTGCACGCTTCTTGCGAATCTTACCCAGCTTTGCCCATCCATAATAGACTTTTAACTTTCCCATCTCACTTATTAATTACTATTGCTATAGTTTTAGTTCCAGTTCCGCTTTCCTTGAAAGTGCCTTCTTCAATCTCGAATTTCTTCCCTCCATTATCCTCCAGCCATTGTCTAAAATCCTTACACTCAGATTCACTTCCAAATTCCCAGTGAGGACCAGTTATTGCAGCCAGGACACCGCCGGGATTTAAACACTCATACATACGCCTTACATGCCGAATGTCCTGATTTTTACTGAATGGTGGATTTGCTATAATCTTATCATACTGTGCAACATCACACTTCGTGAAGTCATCTCCAAGAATACGTATATTATCCTTTTTTGCTAAAATCTCCTTATTCTCCGGCATAAGTTCATAGCAATCTACAATTACGTCCGGACAGCTTCGATGAATCGCATCTATGATAGAACCAGTACCAGCACTTGGTTCCAGCACCTTTTCATCCTCATGAACACCTCCTGCAAGCATTACAAGCCAGTCTGCAACTTCGGGAGGTGTTGCAAAAAACTGGAAGTCCTGCTGAAGGTTACACCTCTTACCCTTGTGTAGTATTGAGAAAACTCTCTCAGCATTAAATGGAAATGTAAATCCCTGTACCTTACCGCCCATCCAACTACCTCCGGCTTCTTCAATCCATTTCTTTGCTTCAGCATAGGACTTCTTATTAAATTGTACTTGAGGAAGTTTTAAAACATTGTCCTCAAGCGTGCAGTGCATGAGGATTTCCTCCACACTCCATTTACTTCCCGAATCATCTTTATTGCGCTTGTTGTTCTGCTCCAGTTCGTCACACCCCAACAGACGGTTCAACGACTTCTGTACTTTCACACTTATTTCTGCCATCCTTGACATCCATTGCAGGATTGCAGTCATAAACTCCAAATCCACATGTCCGGTCTCATCGTAAATGTTTTCCCGGTCTATCAATTCCGGAAGGTTATCCATGAACATGAAGCTACCATACAACGCTTCGATTAAATTCTTTTTTCTGTTCGTCATAACTTTTCTGTAAATAAATTCTTGTCGTATCAATACTTCCGTGTCCCAACAGGTCTGCCAACTGTACCACGTCATTGTTCTTTTTCAGATACATTTTTGCGAAGAAATGCCGGAAAGCATGAGGATGCATCTTGCTTCTATCTATTCCGCACTTATCGCCCCAGTCTTTCATTGACTGGCACAAGCTCCGCTGTGTCAGCCTTCCGCACTTACCAACTGCTACATATCCTGTCTTGTGACTCTCCTTTACGTATGCTTTTACTTCCGCCTGTAACTGCCTGCTGAAAAAGAACCTCCGGTACTTGTTTCCCTTTCCCTTGAGAGTTACTTCACCGGAAAGGATGTCCTCCCATTTGAATTGAAAGAACTCGCTTACCCTCGCCCCGGTTGTAGCCAGTATCTTGATGAAGAAGTACCTGTCCCTGTTAGGACAAGTTTTCAAATACTCAAGCAGCCTGTTGTATTCGGCTTCCGTCGGAACATTCTCCGTATTCAACTCCTTCTTGAACTTTGGGCGCTTCAACTCTATCGGCTTCTTCATCCATTTGCTGAAACGTTCAAGTGCGGTAATTCGTAGGCGTATTGTTCTGGGAGACAATCCCTCATCCTCTAGCATCCGTACAAAACGCTTGTAATTGTCAACTGATACCTCGTTGGCGTATTCGAAATATTTCTTAATTGAAAATGAATATATTTCAATAGTGTGTGGAGAGTAATCTTCATCCTGCGTAAGGTAATACACAAATTCATTCATCAGTTTCATGTTCTTTTCAGAAACATCGCTTAGCTTCTCCAGAGGTTTAACTGATTTCTCCTTTCGTGTGCGTGAATATCCAATACCAAGAAAATTAAGGAACCCACATAGAGCATCTTTAATGTATGGCTTATCAGATAATTCAACTGCATTTTCTCTGATATAAGCCTTGTATCCTTTACGGTTCACCTGATAATCACTTTCAAGGAATAACTTTACAGCTTTAATGCTTTTACCAATAACTTCATAGCTTTTATCGGTACTATACAAGTGGGATACGTATTCTATAAATATTTTTTTATTTACGTCTTCCATATCAGTTCCATCTTTGAGGTCGGTTGTTGATTCTCTCCAAGTAAGCAGCTATCTTCTTCTCAGCATCCTCACCGTTACGGACGAAAATTCGCGTCCGTGTCTTGTCGCCTGGGATAGCTACATACTTTCCATGTTTCTCCAGTTCCCGATGCTGGGCGATTTTCAGTTCGGTTCCAGAAGGGTTCTTCTCCAAATCCACTTTACGTGGAAGCATTGGGTCATTTTCCGTTATCATTTTGCAAGATATTTGTTGATTATGTTACTCACTACAAGTCCGGCTTCATCACACATCCCGGCAAAGTTGTCAGACAGTGAAGCGTTTTTCTCTTCATCCGGTATTCGTACTATGCTTCTCAGTTCTTTCAGTACGCGCTTTACCTGAAAAACTACCTGAGCATCTATTCCGTTTGATTCAAGTTCAGACTGGAACTCCAGTGCCGCACCCTCAAGTAAGTCTGAGTAGATGAACAGCTTGTGCATCTTGCGAAGCATTTCTACCTTGAACTCCGGTGTATAGTCCTGAAGAAGCTCTCCCAAGGAATGCGGTTCCAGCTCTCTTTCAAGGGAGTCAATCTTGCTCTTGATTTTCTGTGCTTTGGCAAAGTTCATGGATGAAATCAAGGCGATATACTTCTTTCTCAGCTCATTGAGCTTTCTTTCTGATTCTTGTCTTGTCATTTCTCTACTTTTCTGATGATTAAATACTTTGGCTCACCCTTGCGGAGATTGCTTAATGTCTCTTCGTCAACCTCTGCTTCTGTGAGTCCGTTCACGTTCATGTATTGTGGGAGACGGTATTTTTCACGTAGTCTCCTGATCAGGTTCCAGTCACGAGTTACCCAGTTGATTGTGATTTTCATATCATTTTCTCAGACTTTCACCGCTGAAGAGGACGGTTTTCGTTATCGCCCTCAGCCGGTCAATGGTTCTTTCCCCATATTTCTCTCTCAGCTCGTCTATCGTGAGGTTGGTAGTTAGGATGAGAAGCTTTCCTTTCTTCTCGGCTTCGTCTGCCAGCTCAGCGAATGCAAGCCTTTTTTCGCCGTATTTGACACTAAGATTCTCTGTCCCTATATCGTCAACGTAGATGATGTGTTTTTGCTTCACGGCGTCCAAATCAGCGTTCATCTGCTGTGCATCGTAGCAGCTTACCACCTTGCGGCAGTAATGGTTAAGAAGCAAAGGAAGAATCTTTCCGCAGATAAGGGTCTTTCCGCGTCCGCAGTTGCCGAAACACAGAAGCCCGCGACCTTCATTGCCGGCCAGCCAGCCTGCCACTTCTTCGTACTCAGGAAGCCATCTGGCATTTTCTCCAGTGAAGTACCTGATACCGGCCCAGAGAACTCTTTTGGCATCCGGAACGGTTACCTGTACGACGTTAGGAATAGGGGAGAAGCCCGTATCTTTGAGCCGTTCGATTGTCTGTTGAAAGTTTATCTGTTCCATGTTTACCAGCCTTTCTTGTATTTTCCCGGTGAATTATCCTTCAGAACTATGCCTA